CGACCCTGTGGCATGGGAAGCGGCCATCCAGGCGGAAATTCGCAATCCCGGTACCGGCCTGGCCACTCATGATCGCATGGTGCTCGGCCCCCTCGAGCAACGACGAACTGGCACAGGGCCGCCTGGATAGGCGCCTTGCACCAGTTCAGACCTCCAGCACACAGAGCCGACATGCCCAAGATCGATCCTGCTACCTTTCGCCAGTTTCACTGGTTTGCTGTCCGTACCATGCCGCAACGAGAATTCGTCGCAGAGACGCTGCTCGATAAGGCTGGCTATTGCGTTTTCAATCCCGTCGAGATGGTCGAGCGGCGACTGAACCGATATCGCAAGATCACAGAAGCACAGCCGCGCGCCATGCTGACATCGATGCTGCTTTGCGGCTTCGAGCAGTCGGTACCGCCCTGGTTTACGATCTTTCAGATTCGACCGGTGGTGGGTGTGCTGGGCGTGGATGGCGGCCCGATTGAGATCAGGCACAAGGCGATTGAGCGCATGTTGCGGCTGACTGGCAAGCTTGGCGATCTTCGCAACAGTGTGGTGGCAGACCCTGAGCCGGATCCGATAATTGTTGGCGAAAATGCGTTGATCACCGGCGGCCCGTTTGATGGCTTTTCAGGGGAGGTTGTTGCCTGTCGAAACAGACGCGCTCTGTTGCTGTTGCAGCTCTCGCATGCCGATATTCTGTCCGGACCTATAGAGGTGCCTGTGGGCATGCTCAGCCGAGTGTCTTGACGCGGGAGCGATTCGCACTGATAGATATTGGGTACCGACCCTTGATTGTGGATCCGACGGGGCCAGCCTAGCTGGGGGAACACCGCGCACATCATGAGGACCCAGAGCCGACAGGCCGTTTATGGGTGCCGGGATGCTTGTGTCCGAAGTTTGATGCTCACCTCGCTGAATGCGCCGGTGAGCATTTTTGTGTGAGCATACATGATAGGCTTCCTTCCCTTGGGCTGCTGCCATCACTGGCACGCAGCCCATTTTGTATGTGGATTTTCTCCCTTGGTGGCGTGTGATGCCATCCCGACCCAAGCGCTTCGGCGCTGTCGATCGAAAGGTTGCCCGCAAGGTCTATGACCAGCGCCGGGGATCGGCCGCATCTCGCGGATACAATACCGCCTGGGTCAAAGCATCGAACGGGCACAAGGCCAAGCATCCACTCTGCATCGGATGCCTCGCTCTCGGGCGCACGACTGCAGTCTATGTCACAGACCACGTTGTGCCCGGCACGAGCGGCACGCCGGAGTTCTGGAACTCAGATCGCTGGCAGTCGGCATGCAAATGGCATCACGACACGGTCAAGCAACGGCTCGAACAGATGTACGCGCGCGGCGAGATCGGGATTGAAAGCCTGTGGCTCGATAGCCCGGTCGCAGTCGCCCTGTCCAAAAGACTTGGCGGGGAATGATTACGGTGGGAGGGGGTGGGTCAAAAGCTCAGAACCCTCCGCGCCCAGACCGGCGGCCAATGGGGAAAAAAGTGGCGCGGAATTTCGGGCTTATTATTTTTTTTGGGACATGAACGGCTTGGCATATGGCACGCAGGAAAGACGATCCGCGCGAGCAGGCGGCCAAGGGGTATCCGCGTCGGCGCAAGAAACAGACCGATGCGGAGATCGCTGCGGCGGTCGCCTCGGCTGAACAGCCTGTCGCGGCCAAGGATGATCCGTTCGCATTGCCGGCTTTTTTTTCCATCGCTCCCAAGCACTGGGCGGCGGCGATCAAGATGTGGGCTGAACTTTCGGATGTGCTGCGCGCTTCGGGGCGCCGGCGTCCTGGGTATCGGGGCGCTTTGGCGCGGTATTGCGCGCTGTTTCAGAAGTATGTCGAGGCCCTCGACCAGCTGCGCCGCGACCTGCCAAAGGGTGGCGTCTCGGTAAAGGTCACGAAGGGCGACGGAAACACGGTCTATCGCACGCATCCGAGCGTCGATTTCATGAGCAAGGTGGGCGTCGAGCTGCGCCTTCTCGAACACGAGTTCGGGTTTACGCCGCGATCGGACAGCGATCTGATCCGCGTCGAAAGCTTCAACGCCGGGCAGGGCCGCTTGCCGTTGGGTGGTCAGGCTCCGGGGCAGAGCGCGCCGGCCGATGACGCGGGCGGAGAAAGTCCGGACCCGGCCGACCTGATGTCGGCCACCGACAGCGTGCCACCCGGTACGCACATCCAGTGATGGAACTTCCATCGTGGTTGGCGCCCGTCAAGGACGATCCGGCTTATGCCTGGGCGATATCGGGCTGGGAACGGGCGGCGTCGGTTGATAGTGCGTGGTTCGACCACGCCAAGGCAGACGCAATCGTCGCCAACTGGCCGAAGATTTTTCGGCTCACAAACGACCGGTTTCGCGGCATTCCGTTCAAGCTTTTGCTTTGGCAAGAGATCACGGTGCGTCTGCTGGTCGGCTGGAAAAAGCCGATCGAGATCGTCGACCCGCTGACGCACAAGGCCAGCGTTACGCATGTGCGGGTCTTTCGGCGGCTCGATCTGTGGATACCGCGCAAGAACGGCAAGTCGGAATTCCTCGCTGCCATCGGCGTGCTGTTTTTCGCGATGGAAAAGGTCAACGGTGCCGAAGGCTATGTCTTCGGGCGCAACGAAGATCAGGGGCGCGTCCCCTTCAACAAGATGCGCGATATCATCACCGAGGCCGTGGGGCTTCGGGAGGATGCCAAGGGAAACGAGCGGATTACCTTCTCGCAGAAGGGTATCTATCTGCGCGAAACGACCTCGCTTTGCCAGTTGCTGACCGGAGCGCCGGACGGCAAGCACGGCCGCTCTCCGACGGTCATTGTGGGCGACGAAATCCACGAGTGGAAAACCCGCGAACTGGCCGACACGCTACGGCAGGGGACGGGCGCCAGACTGCAGCCGATCGAACTCTATGCTTCGACTTCGGGCCGCAAACAGAACCGCGTCGGGTTCGAGTGGTTCGAGGAATCGATGGCCATCCTGCGCGGCGATCTCGACGATCCGACCACGCTTGTCGTGTTCTTCGGAATCGGGGACGACGACGACTGGACCGATGAGACGGTCTGGCGCAAGGCAAACCCCAGCCTGGGGCTGACCCCGACGCTGGACTATCTGCGAACTGAGTTTCATAAGGCGCAGGGCAAGCCGGCCGCCGAGGCGGTGTTTCAGTGCTACCATCTCAACAGATGGATCGATCAGGTCTCGACCTGGTTGCCAAAATCGAAATGGCGGGCCTGCACCAAGGATGCCGCGAGCTGGAAAACGCTCTATGAGACGCATAAAGGCCGGCGCGGCTTTCTGTCATGCGACGTGTCCTCCACCCGCGACATCACGGCCATGGTGCTGGTGTTGCCGCCCGATGAGGACCATCCGGACTGGGTGATCATCCCACGCTTCTGGATACCGGAAGCAACGCTCGACGATCGGGCCAAAGAGGACAATCGGGTCGATTGGAAAAAATGGGTTGCCGACGGCGCACTCGAAACGACGCCCGGCGATTTCGTCGATCAGAACTTCGTCATGAAGGCCATCCTGCAAGCGGGCTCCGACTTCGCCATAGAGCTGTTTGGATACGATACCTGGAACGCTGGAAAGCTGATCGCCGACCTGCAGGACGAGGGGATGGACCCCGATATCATGGTCGAGATGCGGCAGGGGCACGGCACCTTATGCGCGCCGACCAAGGAACTGGAGCGGCTGGTGTTCGCCGGACGCATCGAGCATGGCGGGCACCCGGTTCTGGCATGGATGGCCGGGCATTGCACGGTGCGGTTCGACGTGAACCTCAACTACGTGCCCGACAAGAAGAATTCGCTCGACAAGATCGACGGCATCCAGGCGGCGGTCATGGGTATCGGTTTGGCGCTCGGCGGCGATGAAGCGGCGCCCAGCTCGCCCTGGGATGATCCCGATTTCAGTATTTCAGGATTGGTTGGCGCATGAAAGTTTCGTTCGAAGTCGGCCGCAGCCGCGAGGAACGGTCCGGAAGCATCGAAAATCCGACCGTTCCCGTGAGCCAGACGACGGAGTTCCTGCAGTTCTACGGGATGGATTCGGTATCGCTGCCGAGCGTGACGACGGCCTCGGCGCTCAAAGTTCCGGCGGTCAACGCGGCTGTGAACTTCCTGTCACGAACGCTGGCGGCTCTGCCGCTGCATGCCTATGTCCGAAAAGACGGGAGTTCGGAACGTGAAAACGGCGATGTCGAGGCCGTCCTTCGCGAGCCGACCCCGGAAATGGACGAATTCAAGGTCCGGCAGTATTTCTGGCAACAGGTATTTACCGGCGGGCGTGGGCTCATCTGGATCGAAAGAAACGGCGCCACGCCTGTCAATATGTGGCCGCTCAATCCGGCAAAGACGCGCATCAGGCGGCGTAACCTGCGCACCGTTTATCTCCATGATGGGCAGGAGTACCAGGCCCAAGACGTCATCGATATTCCCTATATGCTCCGGGATGACCAGCTCGGGCACTACGGGCCGATCAATCTGGCCAGCAAGGCGATCCAGCTCGCCATTGCCATGAACGACTACGGCTCGACGTTCTTTGCAGGCGGCGGCGTTCCCCCTCTGGCGATTTCCGGACCGCTACCGGAGGGCAATGCCGCGCTGAAACGGGCACAAGCCGATGTCGAACGCTCGATCAAGCTGGCGCAGGAAACCCGGAGCCCGGTTCTGCCCATCCCGGCCGGTCACAAATTGGAGCCTGTGGGGTTTGATCCTGCCAAGGGCCAGATGACTGAGGCGCGCACTTTCCAGATACAGGAAATTGCGCGCGGCTGGCAGATGCCGCCGGCATTCCTGCAGGATTTGTCGCGAGGGACATTCACGAATGTTGAGCAACAGGATCTGCATCTAGTCAAGCACCTGATTGGGCAATGGGCCAAGGCGTTCGAAGCGCAGGCCACGCTCAAGATTTACGGCCGTCAACGCAATCGAGAGCGCTATGTCGAGCACAATCTCGACGGCATCCAGCGCGGCGACTTCCTGAGCCGGAGCAATGCAATTGGTCGCGCCATCCAAACTGCGCAGCTGACCCCCAACGAGGCGCGCGCGCTCGACAACCGGCCCCGGTCTGCCAATCCGGCAGCCGAGGAACTTCTGGTTCAGGGCGCAACAGTTCCGCTCGGGCAGCAACCGGTCCTGCCGGCGCCGACCGAGCCCAAGGAGAATGGAGAGGGCGATGAGCCAAAAGAAACCTGAGGACGGCCCGGAGCTGCGCTCGCTGGTCGCGCCAGTTGAGCGCCGGGCGGACGAGGCCGGCAAGGTCACCGTCACCGGCTATGCCGCAGTTTTCGGCGAATGGGCCGACATCTATGGTTGGTTCGAAGAGACGGTCGCCCGAGGTGCGTTCACGTCGACCCTGCGCTCCGCCGATGTCCGGGCCTATTTTGATCACGACCGGGGCAGGGTGCTGGGGCGCTCGACGGCGGGGACACTCCGCCTGGCCGAGGATGCCAAGGGTCTGTTCGTCGAGATCGACCTGCCCGACACAACAGACGGCCGTGACGTGGCAACGCTGATCGAGCGAGGCGACGTTTCTGGCATGAGTTTCGGTTTCTCGGTGTTGCGGCAGGAGTGGGACGAGACTGTCGACCCGCCGCGCCGCACAATTCTGGAAGTCGAGCTGCGCGAAGTCTCGATCGTTTCCGAGCCGGCCTATGAGGGAACTTCGATCGCCATGCGATCCCTCGAGGCTGCGCGAGACGAACGGCGCCAGCATCCGGCGCACCGCCGTATCGAAGCCCGCCGAGCCGAAATGGAACAGAAGATCCGCGGTATCCGCTGAATTCCCCGGCCCAGCCGGAGGTGGCGCGGCAAGCATCCCGCTTCCCGCCCTAACGCCCGCCATTCGGCGGGCTTTTTCGTGTCGCTCAAACCGTGAGGATTACAATGAGCAAGCTCAAGGAACTGCAGGAGAAGCGGGAAAAGCTCGTCCACGACGCCCGCTCTGCCCTGGAAGAGATCAACAAGAACACCGATGAATCTCGCGCCGCCGAACTCGAAAAGCGCCACGACGATATCATGGCGGATTTCGACAAGCT